CCCAGAAAAGTATTGGAGTGATGCGTCGGTAGTTCTGTCATCGTCAAATACTTCTACATAATATTTTGTTGCGCTGTTTATAGTTCTCTTAACAACAGTATAGATTGTGTCTAAATCTACACCTATATCTACAAAACTACCATCAGTTGTCCAAACAGCCGGGGCAACAATCTGTTGCGGCCTATTAAGCATATAAGCCGTGATAGTTCCTTGTAAGCCTATAGACGCCGCTCTGTAGCCCGTAGTGTCATCTCCGTTGACGATCATTAGCAAGTCACCTTCGGTGGTGTCTGTGGCGTTTCTGAGAGCCATACGCTGCGGATCTAAGAGTAGATGCGAGTTAAGCAACGACACATTGTTAGCCACGTAACTAAGTTCTACATCACTAAATAGCATTTCACGTAAAGCTTTACCCTGACGCTGAATAAATAACGTACCACCTTCCGCAGCTTGTGGTCTAATACCAAACTTAGAGCCACGCCGTGTTGCTGATTTGATTGTAATGTTAGCTGGTGTGATTGGATCTAGATCAGCTTGCGGAATGAAAAACTCCGCACCAGACGTAAAGATTTGCAAATCACGACCCGAACGTAGAGCCGTTATCGCGTTTACACTATCCGTTGTAAGCGTAGCTTTTATCGCATCATCATCTAAACCCTCTGCGGATTTAAAATTAAAAAAGTCGGCAACCTTTGAAGCAAACAAAGTAGAAGGCTCAGAAGCTGAACCGCCAAAGTACAAACGCCCTTCGTGAAAGGTACACGTTCTAGCATAACCACGAGTAGAACTAAATGAGTCCTCGTATCCTTCTTCTAGCTCCCAATCGCCATTTGCTACGGCACTCGTACTAAAGAAAGGTACTTCTGTTACAGCCTCAACTACTGTTCCAGAATTTTGTTTAGTTATTCTAGCTCGACCAAAACCATTAACAACATTGATATATTGATCAACGTGTGAAGAGGTAAACACACTTGAACTAGCCGTAATCGTTATTGCACCAGTCACCGCAGACGCCGTAATAGTCCCAGCCGGGTTAGACGTTGAAATAGTAAACGCTGTTTTAGGAGATGTAATGCTTAACGTCGTTGCTGTCCAAGACGTATTGTTTGCGCCACGAACCAACTTAAACGGTTGAAAGTTTTCGTTTACAACAATCAAAGTGTCTGCTGATTGGGTGTAATACGTTTTGTTCATATCTATTGTTGATACACTAAACAACGTACCCACATTTACATCTAAGTAACTATTACCCGAGCCGTTGATATCTGTAAGCAATACTTGGTTTGCAAAGAAACGAAGACGTAAAGTTGTCGCTGCGTAAACACTAGCAACAATCATAAAGTTTTGTGTCGTGCTAAACTCAAAAGGTATAAGCAAAACACCATTGTTCGGATTGTCAGCCGTTATGTCTAATAAAAACCTCAGACCCGGACGTCGAGAAAAACCACCTTGCGGTTCAAACAAAACATTATCGGCTCGGGATACCCCCGCGTAATACTGCTGCAAGTCAGTGCGACCACGCAGTAGCGGGTCCATTTCCCCACCAGTAAAGCTAGCCTGATATGCTTGTACTCGGCTCAACCACGAAGCTCCGTCAGCATATAGTCACTAATCACTTGCGGCGTTTGTCCCGCACTATCTATGTTTACAGCTTGCCTAAAATAACCACCGCGCCCACCTTCAGACGGAAGACCTAACGCTTCAGTTTTCCATTGCTGCATTTTGCCAGACTGATCTGTAATTGTTTCAGCTAAATGCCACGCTAACTGATAAGCTAAGAGGGTAACAAAATACGTCGGCATATTACCTTCACCGATGGACTTTTGATAATCTATTGTAATGGATGTTTCGTCTGAAAACAAAACCGCTCCACCCGTACTAGACTGACCGATCTCCCAATTTGTTATGAGAGGAGAACCCGCCGTAGTACTAGCTCTTACCGCTCGAGGTACACCCGTGAGCATGTCAGAGGGTAAAGTAAACTGATACGTCCACTCAGAAACGGGCGTGGTAACTTGTCGCGTCAATGTGGATTTGGCTATCGTAAAAGACCAAGCGTATAGAGCTAGGGTCGAAAGCTTTACTTCGTCGTATATCGCGTTGCAAGCAGTCGCTGCCGCAGAACCGTCAGAAAAGCTAGAAATAGTATTAGCCCCAAGGAATATAAGGGCTTTATTGCATATACCTACATTAGTATCGCCAGAGGCCATAAGTGTCTCCTTGAGTAAGGGAAGGGGGCGTAACCGCCCCCAACCAAATTAGTCTGAGTCGGTCATTGCAACCGTTGTGCCGTCAGTTACGTCAACAACGCCTGATGCGTTGCTAGCAACCATAACAATCGACATGGTAGGTGTGTTATTGTCGTAGACAAAAATCACATCACCAACTGCCAGAATGTCAGACGCATCGTTGAAGTATCCCTCTGTATTCACAGTGGCGATAGCATCGGCTGATGTGTAAGACCACATAGCTGATTGGCTGCCTTTTTTAGACTGCCCACCGATAGGGTTTAGACCTGTTACTGCATATGCCATGATTATCTCTCCTTATGACTCATCACATATTACATCGCATATACCGTCGACATCGACGGCCCCGGCTCCCATTGAGAGCATAGCGGTAACCAAGAAAGACGTTTTCTCAGGGATGTAATTGATTTCTGTTTTTGGAGCGATACCAACACCAACACCAAGTGCTGAACGATGGAAAGCAAAACAAGTACGGTCGTTAGTTGCAAGCGGTAGACCGTCTTCATCACGATCACCAATAACATGAAAGCGGAAGCCCATCATTGTATTGATTTCGCCACTTACTAACGCTCTCAGAGTTTGGAAATCCCCTGAAACCGCACGTTCATCACCAAGCAAACCAGCTAAGTTATTAGCGTGGATTACAAAATGACGATCTGTTGGTGGTACGTTTTTCGCGTCCAAAGCTTTTTTCGCTGCGATAATTTTACCAACGTTTAAGTTTGATGCTGCTGCTGAACCAGAAGTCACAACAGTTTTAGCTACTGTTGATCCTGCTGATGCGGCATTTAGTGCATCGATGATGATTTGGTCTTCACGACGTCCGATAGCATTACCAACAACTTGAGCCAACTCTTGACGCTCGTCAAAGTTAACTTTCTGCTGGTTGAAAATGTCGCTGTATTCAGCAGCAACGTAATCAGTCATACTTACAGATACTTGTGAAAACGTAGCGTTGATAGGTGTAACGTCAGTTTGTGGAACACGAACTGAAGCTGACCCCTTGCCAACTTTTGGGAATTTTACGGTGTCCCCAACAACACCTGTGCGTGTACGTGCAGCCCCACGGAGAACAGCAGCACCTTGGTATGCTTGATGAACTTCCGCTTCAAATAGCTGAACGAACGCTGGACTAAGGTTCGTAGACATTTCTAATAGCTCCTATTTTGAACCAGTTAAATCTGTCGCCGTATTAGGTTGTCGGAAGTTCCGGCCTTTGGCTTCGTGGATACGTCCACGCCCGGTGTATTTCTACACGCCAAACAGGCCCAGAGGGTTATCTGTTATTGAGAGGATACACTACAAGCTGTAGCTTGTAAACATATTAGATGCTAGGTGTAGTATTTGTACAAATAAAAAGCCCTCGCCGGGAAACGGAAGCGAGGGCTAGTTTAGGAGAGAGCAGTTGAAAACTCCTAATTATACGGCTCAGGCTAGCCGTATCTCCTTTGATATTCCAACTCTACGTTGCGAGTAAATGCAGGGTCGGAACCATACCGAGGGTCGGCAATCTTAGCTTGCATAGAAGCTTTAAAATCATCTTCACTTTGACCCGCTTCAGCAACTTCTGCGACTGGTATTTTGGACATGTCACCAGTCATAGAACGAACTTTTTGCATAAGGCGTTGTCCAACCGCAGTCCCACCCCAGTAGTTTAGCTCTTGCCGTTCAGCCTCAGAGATAATTCCTTTACGCTCTAAGCCATCAGCCCAATCAATATTTGATTTTAAAATAGCATCAGCGTTAGGACCAAGAGCCTCACGTTCTTTCGCTGTGTCTATTTCCGCTTGCTTAATATCCTCACCCGCCATGCTAGTGATAGATCCCGCAAGCTCATCGAACGCCGCTTGATTAACGCCATACTTCTGCGCCCAATCTAAATACGTAGACACAATAGGGTCGTTTGCCTCATAACCCGCACTGGTCAAAACCTCAGTATCGTATTCTTTGGGGGCTTTGTGCTGACCTTGTGAAAACTTTTTTTGTAACTCTTCATAAGATTTTACAATGTTTTCTAGGTCAGGACCTTCTTTTTCATCCCAGAACTTTTCGGGAAACCACTCAGGTCGTTCATAGGTTTCAGGCTCTTCAGGTTCATCCGTAGGCTCGGCATCCGCTCGATGCTCTATAGTTTCACCTTCTTCTACCGCTTGTTCTTCTTCTAAAGCTGCTGCGGCCATTAAACCATCAGGGGCCGCTACTTCTTCGGTTGTCCCTTCGGCTTCTTGGTTATCACTGTCGCTCATTCGCTCGTTTTATCCTCTGTTCAATTTCACGCACTAAACTATTCTGACCTTCCCGTGCGTATCCAAAAGAAGGGTCAGCACCCGGCACCCAAGCGGGCTGATCAATAGTTATTGTACGCAAATGCTCTAAAACCTTTTTACCAGCCTCAGAGTCAAAGCATCTTTTAAACTGAATATCTAAATCCCGTTGTGCGCTGTTGGGCATCTCTAAATGTGTTATGGTTGCGTCTACTCCATCCCAGCCGGGAGAGTTGATGCTGCGAATACGTTCTGCTTGGCTCATTGCATTTGTTCCCCTTCAGGCGGTATCACGCCCTGTTGCTCTGCCGCCATCTGTGCCATTGCTAACATGTCTTCTTGCATCTGCGCTCGTTCTTGCGGCGTCGTTCTGAGTGAAGCCGGGATACCTAACTGATCAGCTATGTAGTCACCGACTTGATCCATTTTCAGTAATGTCTGACCTTGCGGCCCCATCATCTGAGAAATCTGCATAAACTGCATAACCTCATTGAGCTTGTCCATGTTAGACGCCATAGCCAAAGGTGATTGAGGTATAACGCTAACTTGTAGCCCGTTTACCTTTAGAGGTAGCTCTATCATGCCCATCTCGTCCATAAGCTCTAGGCTACGACGCACGATTGGAAACATCGTTTCAGAGATGAGCCGCCCAAACGCTGACCCCAAGTTCTGCGATAGCTCTTTCATTCTTTCTACAATCTCAGTCGCACTTCTGGCGGACATATTGTCGGGCGGCAAGCTTTCGTCTAGCAACGTCTTTTTGATGTTCATACGCAAGTCATTGCTAACGATTTGTGTCAAGTTAGCGTCGCCCGAACGGGGTAGGGGTTGTAAGGATGGGCCTCGAGGTCCACCGTTCGAGCTAACGCCTATTACTGCGCCAGGAACGATGCTTATTGTCTGGGGGTTTAAGACGCCATCATCGACCGCAGTAAACACGCCACCGATACTAATGCTGGCGTTTTTCAAAGTTAATTCAACAACTTTGTTCAATGTCTTAATGTCAGGTAAAGCGTATAGCACGGGGCCACGACCATAACGTTCGTTACTGGCTTTCATGTATCGGGAGATCACCCAAGGAAAAGACTTCAGGTCACGGTGTACGAGTTTAAAGTCTTCTTCTGCTGTGACTAAACAATAATAAATTTGATTATCTATCGTGTAGGTTGCCTCAATCATTTCCAACGGTTGCGTCGGATCTTCTTCATATTTTTTTACAATATGGTCAGGAATATTTGCGTCAGGCCATTCGCGCTGAATAACGTTAAAAGGTCGCTTGAACTTACGATAGACTGTATCAACCGTACCGTTTGGGCCTTCCTCAAAGCAAACGTGATAAGAAGGTACAGCCGTATAGCGTATCGGCGTGACTTCATCTCCGGGCTGTATGAGCATGACCGCAGTTCCTACCGCAAGATCCAGTAAGAACTCACCCATAGCTAAGTCAAAACCAGACTGCGCCATAACGCCAAACATTTTTTCTGTATAGAAATCAAGAGCTTGTTGAGCTTGTATTTTATTTTCTTCAGGTATTTCTTGGCCCGGTTGAAGCCGACACCACGGACGTTGTGGCGGAAACAGGGAGGATTGTATACGGTTTGCGAACCGGGCCGTTGAGTGGATAGCCGTACTATCAAACACTCGTTTCATTTTATTTTGACCGGGGACATTGCCCTCGTAGTATCCGTCGTACAAGTTACGCATAGGAAGCGCATATTCGTAGGCTTCTTCGTAGATAGACCGCCATTGGTCTTTGTGAGTTTCCGCTTTTTTAAAGCGTTTCTTAATTTGTTTGACGTCTAATACCATTAGGTTTTCTTATGCCTCTGTGCAAAATTTCTAGCAGCTTCTACACTGCCAAAGCCCCACGCTTTTAACGCTAGAGCTTTTCTTGTGGGCCTACCTTTTTCATCTTTCATTGGCCCCTTCATTCCAGCAAATCTTGCCGCAAATGAAACCCGCCTCGGGTTGGTTCCTGTTTTAAGCTTGCGACCCATGCCAAGAGCTTTTCGCCCTTTTTCGTTTAGGCCACCTTCTTTACTTTGAAACGCTTTTTTTACCATATTTCTTTTTAGTCATTGTTCTCAGCTTGTTGGTCTTGCTGTTCATTTTGCTGCTCAATGGCTTCTTGCCTTTTTTTTGACCGTACATCATGGACCTCCGTGTGTCTTGGATTGCGAATATATTTTTTCATTAGCCCGACCTTGGGTTACGTCCTAACGATGTTTGAAGCTGCTCAACGTTTCTTCCTTGAGTTCCACCAGTTACACCTTCAGCCATAAGCTGCCTTGTGCCACCACGAACTCTCGATTGTTTTCGCGCAGATATTTTGCGCCCTGCTTCAATTCGTTCTTGTTCCGCTTGAATTTCTTGCGCTCGTAAATTTTCCTCGACCTTTGGGTCTGGCTTTGGAGCTTTAGGTTTTTTAAATAAACCACCCATTAAAACAACCTCGCATAAATTTTGTAGTCACTACCGTCAGGACCATACCGTCGCATGGTCCCCTCATACTCAAAGTAACACCTCTCAGCCCATTTGACTGCTGGAACGTTGTCAGAATGAATAGTGAACTGTAATCTTTTTATTCCCATTCTATTCGCTGCTAGCTCAAAAAACTGCAAAGCAGTGCGGTGAAAGGACATAGTTTTTCGGCCTATGTGCTTTGAGGGAATAAGCCACGCTTCTGCGCTGCCTTTCCAATACTCGTAAATCCCGAACATTGCATAGACTTTGCCCTCACCAATCCCGGTATAAGCGACCCCTGAATTGGCATACTGGCTAAGAATAGATAGATAATCGTCGTGCTGACGAGCTATATCCTCATCAAACTTATTGATATCACACATCAGGTAATGTGCCGGAGACCAGTCAACTAGTTTATGCCGAGGGTAATCGAGCGGCATGACCCGATTGAGTTCTTCAGTCGAAAACATTGAACTCCAAAACTTTCGCTTGCGTCGTCGCCACACGACCGCGAGTAGGGGCTTTGGTCATAATTCTATGCTCAGAACCTAGCAAACAATAGCCCGCCGCATCGCCTACGTGCGAATGTTCGTTCTTGTTGGGCGTATCTCTAAACCGTTCTTGCCCCGCACCAATCGCCACACGCTTGAAGTGATACCCACCAGCCAAAGCCTTGCGTAACCGATTGCACTTCCGACTGATTAGAAAACCGGGCTTGCTATCTATCAACCTACCCATAGGTATCGCTAGAGCTTCACGCCGAGTTCTAAACTCGTTTGTTGCCGTCGGTCTAGCCAGTAGCCCCAGAGTTTTAAGATGATCAAACGCCGTAGTCTCAAAGATCTGGTCACGCTGCATACCCGCAGGGTCACCCCATATCATCGTTTCATATCTGGGAAACCTAGACTCCAACTCGCTCTTGAGCATCTCCGCAAACCGATTTAGCCCCATGTCAAACGTGACAAGCTCATGCAACACATGCCATCTACCGTTCCCCATTTTCTGAGCAAAGATAGCCGCCGGGGTCAAACCAAAGTCCAAACCGATATGCACAGGCAACTCCGGGTCAGGCTCTAGGTCAGCCGCCATCAAACTATCGTTGTACTCAGGCCAAACGGGTCTACCTTCCTGAACAAACGTATACTTGCCTTCGGCATAGCACTGAATCCAATCTAGGTTCTTACCGCCCAGAAGCTGCTCGTAGTATCCCGTCGGTAGGTTCTTGAGGTTCTCAGCCTTGGGGTTTGTACGCCACCATCGACCCGCCTGATGAATAAACCCTTGAGCTTCCGGCATTTCGTCAGGCAATTCATCAATGCCTACTTCCACAACACCGCCGGGCTGCTTAAAAAAATCCCACGCATACTTGCCTCTAGGCCGTTCTTTCTCCGCAATACGATAATACCAATGGTCATCATCCATAGGGTTTGTATCCATGATAACCCCATGCCAGGAAGGACCCCCATCAGCTTTCGTCGGAAAACGTCCGACCCTATGCGTTAAGCCATCCGCTACAGCCTTGGGAAGCTCACGGCACTCATTAACCCAAGCTCCCGTCAACTCCAACGACAACAGCTTCCTAACATCCTTCGGGTCATCTAAAGCTAAGAATATAACCTCACAGTCAATGCCAGCCGCCCCATCTCTAGGCGGTAACTTGATATGATGCGTGATAGGAGGCGAATACTTCACTGGCCCCCAAACGTGTTCAGGCATCAACTCCAACCAAGTCTTTAACGTCGTCGTTCTCAACATAGGGTTTGTATTCCGAACAATCGCAAACCTCGTGTACTTAATCCCATCCCTTGGACTAGGCTTCTGCTCAATAGCCCTGCGCCATATCTCCGCGCAGCAAGCATAAGACTTACCACTACCCACAGGCCCCATAATGCCCCGGACAAAACCCTTGCTCTTGAAAAACTTCGCAATCGTAGGCGACGAAGAAAAGTCCAACTTCATGCTGCTCAAAGGCTCATTCATCACCTTCCTCCTTCGGCATGACCATCTCAATGCTCACCACACCCGGCTTATCAATCTCCTTCTCGTTATCCAGTAACCCCGCCGACTTCGCCAACATCTGACCTATCCTCACCTTGTCAATCATCTCAACCTCCACTTGCTCACCATGCCGGGTAGGGGTCACCTTAATCTTTCGTATCGCCCTCAAAGCGTTCTCAGGAATATCCCCCACATCTTTCAAGTCCACACTCGTAGAACCATCCTCACGATGAACAATATCCACCACATCCGTAACCTTCGCAGAATACAAACCCAGTAAATCCATCGCTAACTCGTCACGCTGCTCATAAATTATCTTAGAACCACGCAACCGCTTCGTTATCCCCCGAGTAGCAAACGGCGTTACCCGGGGAACCTTCGGACTGTTAGAACGGGATTTCATCAG